ACAGCTTCGATGGGAGCTTTTGCTCTGCAGTAGTGGGAAGGATGCACGCCACCGGCAGAGAGGTGATGGTGAACCACGATTGTTTTGCAGCTTTGCCTTCCGCGGCTGCACAACTGCACAACACCTGCTTGCAGGAACTGCGTGAGCACTACAAACCGGACTGGCTGGTTGAGATGCGAGAGGAGGTCAGCGAAAATGCCGGAATTGACTTGCCGATGCCACCAACTATTGGCGATCTCTGCGAGGGAGAAATAGGCAACAACCCTTACTGCTTCTCGTAATCTTATTCGTGTCTCACTAGGAATGTTGACGAGACGAACCTAGGCCTGCATACTCGATCTGCACACCACCACTGAAGAGCTTTTATGGCCTCTTACAGATCCGAGATCATCTACACCCCGCCGATGGAGGCGAACTGGGCCAAGGTCCTGGGTAAGGCCCGCGTCCGCGAAGAAGGCGACGAGCCGATGTGGTCCATCGACCTGCTTGGCGACCCCAATGACGAGGAGGTCACCGAGCTGCGCAACAAGATCCGCGGCTTCATGGTCGAGTGCCACGGCGCCAAGCCCAACGTCTCCAAGAACGGCATGCCGCTCAAGCGTCATGAGGCCAAGGACGACAACGGCGAGATGCAGCCCACCGGTCTGCTTTGCGTCAAGGCCAAGCGCAAGCTGATCAACAAGGCCTTGGGTGCCGAGAACGCCGGCCCGCTGGTTGTCGATTCGCAGTGCAACAAGTGGCCCGATAGCGAGCTGATCGGCAACGGCTCAATGGTGATCGCCAAGATCCATTTCTGGGGCTGGAACCGCGGCAAGGAAGGCGTTGGCTTGTCCTGCGAGCTGCACGGCATCCAGGTGGTCAAGCACGTTCCCTACAGCACTGAGGAGCCTGCTGACGGTGGTTTCTCCAAGGTTGCAGGTGGCGCTGTCGCACCGCTGGCTGAGGAGTTTGCAGCCACTGATCCTGATGACTTCAGTGATCAGCTGACCGCCGCGGCCGCTGCCGTCGAGAACCAGGACATGCCCTTCTGATGCCGCGGATGCGCCAAGCCCGGATCGTTTTGCACGTTCCGTTGATGAGCAAGGCGCGTCCTCGTGCCTTTCGCGGCCAAGCCGTTCCCTACATGCCTGCTGCCTACAAGAAGTGGAAGGCAAATGTCAGGGCGCAGCTGTCTGAGTGGTGGACCGACCCGCCGCTTGAAGTCGTCAATGTCCTCTCCATGAGGTTCAAGGGTCCAGCAAGAGCTGACTTGGACAACCTCATGGGCGCTGTTCTCGATTGCGGAAATCAGATCTGCTGGAAAGACGATCGGGTTTCTGTGATCAGCACCGTCACTGGCCATCACGAAAGGGCACCGGAGAAAGACGCGCAAATCGAACTGAAACTCTGGTATCTGCCATGAAATGTCCCCATTGCGGGCACGGGAAACACCGTGTCCTGGAAACCCGCACTGACCGCCGTGTTCGTCAGTGCCTCAAGTGCAAAAGAGACTTCTTCACCATGGAGACGGTCTGTGCTTTTGCAGGGAAAGAGCTGGGCTGGGTTCCTCAGATGTATGCCATCAGAGAGAACCCGCCGGAGCCTGAGCCAGCCAAGACAAAACCGCTGACTGCCAAGGGCAAGATCAAGTTCAACCGCTTCCACCCAGCTGAGGTTGGGGCGGAGTTGGACAACGCTCACCCCGCGTTGCGCCATGGCTTGATCTCTTGGTGGAACGAGGCCCGCTGGTCGAAACACAAGAGCAATGCCTCCTGGACTCAGGGCGCCTGGCTGAGCAACGTCAACCGTGTGCTGGCCATGCCGCACAACAAGGCGGTGACGTTGGTGCAGCGGGGCATTGAGCAGGGCTGGCAAAGCCTGCAAGAGGACTACGTCAAAGACGTGTCCGCTGCTGATCACGGCGCCTTCGCACCCAAAAACTCCGCAATGCAGAAGGCGATTGATTCATGGAATCTCTAAGCGGAGAGACGTTCCTAGCTGGCGTCGAGATGATCCAGCAGCAGTTGCGGATCAAGCGAGAGGATCACTGGTCACAAGCGGTTTGCAAGCTCAAATTCGTGAGCTTCAAATCTGAGTTTCCAGAGGTCAACGACTCTCAGTTTTGCTGGGCCTGCGAGCAGTGGATTCAGCAGCACAGCAACCAGGACTACGTGACCTTCCCGTTATGGCGTGAGCTGATGACTCCGCTGTACGCCAACGAAAACGGGCAGGCCAACCGCAGCTGGGGATTTAAGCGGGATTTGCCTCCTGCCATTGCGCCAAGCGCAGAGCAGAAAGCATTGCTGCCCTCAACTGCCAGGTCCATTGCTGGCGCTGCTGACCCGCAGAACCGCGATGCCTACGACTCCTTCAGAGCGCCAAGCAGTCATCTGTTGCCTGCCATTACGGCAGCGACTGGTGATGGCCTGACGAAAGAGGAATGGGCCAGCTATCTCCGCGAATTAGCGCAGGAGGTCAGTGGAAAGTCTGATTAGCAAGTCTGAGCTGCAGGGAATCCTGGAGCGAGGCCTGGTGACCGGCAAGTGGTCAATAGCCCAATTCAATCGTGTCGATTACTGGACTGAGATCCCGATTCGACACATCAACAAGATCCTGCCCTCTGCTGGGTTTCTGAAGGATCACCCCCAATTCCTTGACATGGATTTCCGTGATTTACCCGCTTTCCAGAGAGCAAACCATCGAGGAGCTTTCTGACTACAAACTCAGCCGTCCGGTTGAGCTGGACTTCAAAACGCTTGAGGCCTATGCCCATTACGCGAGCGAAAACTACGACGCTGCTTTCAAGGCAGACGATCGTGACGCTCAGCAGTGGTGGGACGGTGCCCTGGCAATGGTTCGCTGGATCATCGAAGCGGAGGGCGAATGAGCTATCTGCTTCACGACCTGGAATTTTTTGCCTTCAGAATTGCTGCCGCCAACACCGAGGATTTTGATTTTGGCGGCGGTGACTGGATTCTTCGCCTTAATCATGACAATGCTCTCATCGCTTTCATCGAGCACATCGAGGAACTGCTCAGCAAGTTCCACTCGCACGATCTCTTCCTCTGCCGTGGAGACGTTAGAAATTTCCGACATGATCTATGGCCCGACTACAAGGCCAACCGGAAAGACAGAAGGCGGCCTCCGGGTTATGGCAAATTTCTTGCGCGTCTGAGCGAATACTCGAAGGAGCGTGGTTGGCAGACGGGTGGATTTAAGAACGTCGAGGGCGATGACGTGCTCGGGATTTTGCATGAGCCGGGCTGCGTAATCGTCTCTGGCGATAAAGACATGCTCACCCTGCCTGGGCAGCACTGGCGCGACGGCGAGCTGATCACTATCAGCGAGATGGATGCCAACACTGCTTTTTACAAGCAGACACTGGTTGGTGATACGGCAGACAACTTTCCCGGTTGTCCTGGAATTGGCGACAAGAACAAGCTATTTCGCTCCAAGGAATGGCTAACTGCCACCACCGAGAAGGAGCTGTGGGCGCTGGTGTTGCATCAGTTCCAGAGGGCTGGATTCGATGAGCTGTATGCACTCACGCAGGCTCGATGTGCCCGCATCTTGCGTGTTGGCGAATTTGACTTAAAAGCCGGCACTCCTCACCTGTGGGAACCACCGGTAATCTGATGACAGTTCTTCCTGTTCATGGAATACTTCCCGCCCATTGATGAGCGCTTGGTGGCTGCTTTGGCGGCCAAGTTTCCTGACAGGTGCCCAGACCTGCAAACGGAGGACAAGCAAGTGTGGTTCAACGCGGGAAGGGCTGACGTTGTGCGTTGGCTGGCACTAAAGCTGGAAGAGCAGAACAACGTCGAACTGGAGGGGCTCTGATGTGTTTCGGAGGTGGCGGCGGCAGTAGTGGCACGATCACGATGCCCAACACCGGTGCATACGACGGAATGCTGCAAGCTCAGATGAGCGCAATGCAGTCCCAGATGAATGGGGCGGCGCAGCAAAAGCAGGCTCAACTCCAGCTGGCTCAACAAAAGCAGCAGACCGCTTTGCGGCAGTTGAGTGAGTACCGGACAGAGCGAGCAGAAGAAGCTGCTTCTGTCGAAGCTGAGGCCAGGCGAATGATGAACCTTGTGGGGCCACCGCCTCCCGAGGAATCTGCCAAGGCTCCTGTCATTGGCAGCAATCGTTCTACTCAATCATCGAGAGAGAGCGGTAAGCGTGGCCTGCGAATTGGCCGTGCAACAGCCAAGTCTTCCGGCGTTGGCGCCGGGCTCAACATCGTTTAGGGGGAACTCGTTATGTGCTTCGGAGGCTCACAGTCTGCTGCTGCTCCTGAAATTCAGTATCAGGGGCCCAGCCAGGCTGACATTGCAGCAAACCAGGCGTCGCTGGATAGCTACCGCGCTCAGACCGAGATGCAGCAAGCGCAGTTTGCTAGTCAGCTAGAGCAGCAAATTGCTGAAGCTCAGGCTGAAACGGCCAGGATTCAGGCCAAATACGACGAGGAGCTTGCAGCTGCAAGTAGCGCAGCGGCCAGTGCTGGGTCACAAGAGGCGACTGACATTTATTCAGTCACAGCAACGCAGACACCAGCAACAGGTGCTCAGACAACAGCGAAGATCAAGCCTAAGAAGAACCAGCGCCGGAGCCTCAAGATCGCTTCTGGCAACACTGCTAACCAGGCCGGTTCCGGTCTGAATATCGGGCTTTAGTCATGCAAGGTTGGATTGAAATTTCCCCTGGTGTCTTTGTGTCGCCCCAGGCGGCAGCTGCGGCTGGCGCTGGTTCGGTCAACAGGGACAGGACTCAGGCAGAAAAGGACGCGATGGCGCGTGAGGCAGAACGTCTCCGCCAGGCAGAAGAACGTAAGCGGATTGCGGAGGGCCAGCTCGCAAAGATGCAGGAGTTGCAGGCGCAGGCCTCAGCTCAGTCGGCTGCTAACGCGGCTTATGCAGTTACTCAGCGTGAGTATTACGAGGGGCAGCGGGCAGACCTTGCCGTCAAGCAAAAGAAAAATCTTGAGGCTGGCCTGGCTGTTGGTTCCTCGTTGCGCATTCTTTCTGGTCAGCAGCCAAAGCAGGGCAGAAGGGCAAGCATCTCCAGTCGTGGCAAAAGGGCTGGCGGCCCTAGAGCCACCACCTCCTCACTGCGTATTGGCAACACCGGCAGGGGCTATGGCTCCGGCAACAATCTGAGCATCTAGCCATGAAGACAGCACAGGCGATCTACGACTCTCTGCAGACAGAGAGGAATTACTGGCTGGACCGGGCTCGGCGTTCAGCAAGTTTGACCATCCCGTATCTGATCCCCCGGTCAAATACGCCGACGATGGACAACACAGATTCGTTTGTGCTGCCTTGGAACGGCATAGGGCAGAGAGGGTGTAACAACCTCGCCGCCAAGCTGTTGATGGCGATTCTGCCTCCGACAGAGGCGTTCTTTCGTTTCACGCTTGACCCGGTTGAGCTGGAGAAACAAGAGGCTCAGATGGAGCAGGCAGGCGCCACTCCTGACGACATCGCTAGTGCCAAGTCAGAGATTGAGCTGGCGCTGAACAAGCTTGAGCTGTCACTGCTGCGCAGCATCGAGACCAGCAATGACCGGGTGATGGTGCATGAGGCACTGATGCACCTGATCGTTGGCGGCAATTGCCTGATGCACATCGCCGATGACGGTCTGTTGGTTTATCCAATGAACCGCTACGTGCTGCTGCGTGATCCGATCGGTGAACCGCTGTGCGCAGTTGTCAAAGAGACGGTGGCGCTTGATCAGCTGCCGGCTGGCGTTCGTGATCAGCTGGCTACCGATGACGATGAATACAAAGACCTGCTAGGTAACACCGACCCGATGCCTGTCGGGCAGCCAGAAAAGACGGTTGATATTTACACCATCGTCAAGTGGGAGGCGGAGTCGGTTAAGTGGCACCAGGAGATCAATAAGAAGGAGATTGACGGCACCAGCGGTTCATCACCTAAGTCCACGTCGCCGTGGCTTCCGCTGAGAATGTCCTCCTACCAGGCGAGCAGCTACGGCCCTGGGTATGTCGAGTCGGCATGTATAGCTGATCTCCAAACTGCGGAGGCGCTCAGCCAGGCGGTCTCTGAATGTGCCTTGGTTAGTGCTCAGGTAAAGCATCTTGTAAAGCCATCTGGGGTAACGAACGCGAAGGGACTTGCAGACGCGCCCAACGGTGCGTATGTGCCAGGCAATCCAGATGACGTGTTTACCGTTCGGACTGACAAAGGTTCCGATATAAATGTTGCTTTTACAGCGCTTCAAAGAATCGAACAGCGGTTGGCAGCATCATTCATGCTGGCCGAGATGCGAGACGCAGAGCGGGTTACGGCGGAAGAAGTCCGCATCTCAACGCTGCAAACAGAGAATGCGCTTGGCAATGTTTACGCGATCCTGACCAGTGAATTCCAGGCACCCTATATCAGGAGACGGCTGGCTCTGTATATGAAGAAGGGCGGAATGCAGAAGCTGCCTGAGGGCCTTGTGCAGCCAATGGTGAGTGTTGGTCTGGCTGGTGTTGGCCGCGGCAATGACTTGGAGAAAACTGCTCGGTTTATCAACATCCTGCAGCAATCTATTGGCCCAGAGGGCATGGCCAAGTACATCAACAACACTGAGCTGATCAAGCGATTGAGCAGCTCTATGGGGATTTCTCCGCTGGGTCTGGTTAAATCAGAACAGCAAATTGCTGCAGAAATGCAGCAAGCTCAGCAGGCAGCTATGCAACAAGAGCTGGCTGCAAATCCCCAGGGTCTTGCGCAGGCTGCTCAGACTGTGCAGGACATGAACACACCACCAGAGGAAACCAATGGCTGACATGCCCGCAGTGACTCTCCCCGAGAGTTATGACCCGCAGTTTGAGGGTGCTTCAGGCGCCATTGCTCCCGGCCAGGAAGACATGGCTAGGGAGATTTTGGGTGAGCCTGACCCTGCCCCTCAACAAGCCCAGGAGCTGATTGGCGGCAAATTCAACACGCAGGAAGACCTGCTGCAGGCTTATCAGGAGCTGGAAAGAAAACAGAGCCAGGGCTCAACTGACTCTGCCGATTCCGCCCAGCCACAGGCATACACATCAGAGCAGGCGCTGGGTGTGTATGGAGAGGAAATTGTTAATGCTGTGAGCGAGGCTGGCCTGAACATGGCTGACCTGATGTGGCAGGCCGACAACGGCGGCGACATCTCTCAGCATTACGACGCGCTGGCCCAAGCGATTGGTGTGCCTAAGCAGGTTGTCGAAAACTATGTCTCCAAGGCGCAGTCAGCCGCGGCCCCTGAAGCAGGTGTTGTTGATGAGGTAGCGATCATGAATGAGGTTGGCGGCCAGGATGCTTTTAATCAGCTATCTGACTGGGCTCGGTCCAACCTGAGTCAGCAGGAGTTGGCTGACTACAACGCCGTTGTGGACGGTGGCAACAGTCAGGCAATCCGCTGGGCATTGAAGGCGATGCAGGCCAGATCTGCTGGCCCTGCAAGCACTGAACCGCGCTTGATCCGTGGTCAGGCGCCTGCCACTGAGGTCCGCAAGTTCAACTCCAAATCCGAGGTGTTGGAGGCAATGAACAAGCGTGATTCCCGCGGTCGGAAGCTTTATGAGGTTGATGAGGCCTACCAGCAGAAGTTCGCAGAACTACTCAGTAACTCGAATGTGTTCTAGTTTTGGGGCAGGGATACTCTGCACCACTGCAACTGATCGGCCCCTGCGGGGATAACCGAGAGGATTGAGAGGCCGCGAACCCTACGCAAACCTCACTTTTTTCTGGTTATGGCTGATGCTGATCTGAAACGCCTAGGTCAAATAAAAGGCACTGGCGGCGAATGGGCAGCCGGTGCTGATAAGCAAGATGGCTTCCGCGAACTCTTTTTAAAATTGGGTAGCGCTGAGGTCCTCTCAGCCTTCGAGGAATACTGCGTTTTCAAGGGAAAGGTCAAGGAGCGCAACATCCGGGGAGGCAAATCAATGGCCTTCCCAATTACGGGCAAGCAAACGGCTGCATATCACCAGCCGGGCACCGAGATCACAGGTGACACTAACGACCCCTCTGCTCTCAACGAGCGTGTTTTGACGCTTGACAGCCTGATGATTGCAGATGCTGCAATCGCCGAGGTTGATGAACTCATGGCCTACTGGCCCGCACGCCAGGAGATCACCCGTGAGCTGGGCCGCGCACTCGCTTATGAGTACGACAAGCGCCTTGCTCGCATCATCTTTGCAGCGGCTAAGAACACCACTGAGCCTCTGAACAAAGACATCAACACCGGCCGCATTGGTGCCACCGTCACCATGGGCACTGACTACACCGGCGACTCTGCCACTCGTCAAGAGAAAGGCGACGCGCTGGTGAATGCCATCTTCGACGCTCGCATTGCGATGGAGAAGAAGGATGTCCCCACCGACAACCTTTACGGCGTCTTCGGCCCTGATGACTACTACGCCATCACAATGTCGTCCCGCGCCATTAACACCGATTTCAACGGTGGCAATGGCTCTAACGGCACCATCGCTGACGGCAGAACACTGCGTGTTGCTGGGATCCCGATCTACAGCAGCAACAATGTGACCCAGGCCGATTACAGCCTGGTGGCTGGTGATTGCAACGCTGAGTACGCACAGGACCTGAGCAAGTGCAAAGGCCTTGTGTTCCACAAAGATGTTGCTGGCGTTCTGACTCTGCTGTCTCCCTCTCTGCAGGTGACCAGCGGTGACTGGAACGTTTCTCACCAGTCAACTCTGTTGGTTGCTCGTCAGAACCTCGGCATGGGTGTTCTGCGTGCTGAGTGCGCTGTCGCTATCGACATCGCCTGATATACGCTTCAATTGACGAAGCAGTCACGTCGGGTCAGGCCTTCTGGGTCTGGCCCCTTTTTTTGGGCAGCCGTAACATGAGCACAGCACCTGTGCATAGCAACAATGGCGACGGCCCAGCAGTCACAGACTCCGGGGCGGACGACGCTGCTGGATGCTGTGAATACCTTGCTAATGAATATCGGCGAGATGCCGGTAAGCAGCCTTGAGAACCAGCAGATCCAGGACGCTCGAATGGCCGAGCAGACGCTGCTGGAGTTTCACAAAGAGGGCCAAACCCGCGGCTGGTCCTGGAATATGGAGTTTGCCTACCCCTTTGCCCGAGACGCAAAGACGGGTGAGGTCAAGGTTGCGTCAGACATTATCCAGTGGTCAGTTGACCCGTATCACCTGAACGGCCGCTATGTACTGCGGGGTTCTCGGGTTTATGACCGCAAGGAGAGGACCTATCAGATCGACGAGAACGATGCGCCGATCAAGGCTGATGTGACCTGGCTGTTGTCCTGGGACAACTCGCCTGAGGCATTCAACCGCTGGACAACAATTCGCTCGGCGCGGGTATTTGCTTCGCGGATGTTGGGCTCTGACTCGCTGGTGAATTACACCGCAATTGATGAGCAGGCAGCGCTGACTGCATTGATGCAGGTGGAATACGACCAGTCCAACCCGAACTCACTTACTGGCGGTCCTTTCTCGGCACCGTTCCCCACCTACAGCGCCGACACCGGCTTGCGCCGCGGCATGTTTGGAGGTGCTCGAATTGGCTGATCTCGTTTCTTATGCAATCCCCAACCTGATCCAGGGGGTTAGCCAGCAGCCGGACGCACAGCGAGATCCATCTCAAGCCGCTATTCAGGTCAATGCGGTTTCGTCAATTGCTGAGGGACTCAGGAAGCGGGATTTCACTCGGACGTTGGCGCGTGTCAGTGAGAGTGATTTCGGTGATGCCTTTATTCACTCGATCCTGCGTGACGAAAACGAGGAGTACCTAGCTGTCATCACGAACAGCGGGATTCAGGTGTTCGACCTGGACGGTGAGGCGCAGACGGTCAATGAAGACACCGACGCTTTTGACTATCTGGACAGCGTTACGGACGCTCGTTCGCAGATCCGTGCGGTCACGGTTGCTGACTACACCTTCATCTGCAACCTGAACACCAACACGGCGATGCAGGCGGACTTGGCGCCGCAACAGCCAAGGCCTGCTGACCATGAGTGTTTGATTTGGATTCGAGCTGCCAACTACGGCCAGACCTATCGGGTCAACGTCAACGGCACTGAGATTGAGGTTGAAACACCTGTTGCCCCTGTGATCACAGAAGACGGTGTTGTTCAAGAGAACCGGATCAGCTCTGAGGAGATTGCTCAGGAGTTTGCTGATGAGCTGGACGACATCGCTGGGATCACAGTGCGACGTGAGTCGTCAGTGCTCTGGCTGACCAGTGCCAACCCGATCACTGTTGCTGTTGCTGACGCCCGAGCTAACGCTGACATCACGGCAATCCTGGGCACTGTCCAGGCATTTACCGAGCTGCCGACCATTGCCCCTATTGGTTATCAGGTGGAGGTCGAGGGCGACCCAGGCAACAACTTCGATGGGTATTACGTCCACTTTCAGCCCCGCGGGGCAGACGTTGAGGACCCTGGTGACCCGCCGGAATTTGGTGAAGGCTCCTGGCTGGAAACTGTTTCGCCTGGCGTTGAGTTTCTGGTTGACGCCGACACCATGCCGCACCTGCTGATTCGGCAGAACGATGGCGAGTTTTGGTTTGGCCCTGCCAACGGTCAAGAGGTTGCTGAGATCCCTAACGATGTGCCCGAGTGGGGTGGTCGCACCTGCGGTGACGAGGACACTGCCCGTGATCCAAGCTTTATTGGCTTCCCAATCAACGACGTTTTTATTTTCAAGAACCGGCTTGGGTTCTTGGCTGACGAGAACGTGATCCTGAGTCAGACGCGGGAGTTCTTCAACTTCTTCCCTGAGACGGTCACCACGATCTTGGATACCGACCCGATTGATCTGGTTGCCAGCAATAACAAGGTCTCGGTGTTGCGTTATGCAGTGCCGTACCAGGACGAGTTGATCCTGTTCTCGGCGCAATATCAATTCCGGTTCAATGCGGCAGAGACCGTTTTGACACCAAAGACTGCGCAGCTAACAGTGCTGACTCAGTTCGAGGTGGACATCAACTGCCGGCCCCAGCAGGCGGGTGGCGGAATCATCTTTGCCCAGGAGAACGGCGACTGGAGCCAGATGCGTGAGTTCAGTGTCCGCGGTGCGGGAACTGCGCTGACGGCTGACGCGGCTGACCTGACTGGTTATGTCTCCAGCTATGTGCCGGCTGAGCTGTTCAAGATGACAGTCAACGACACAGGCAATGCTCTGTTCGCCATCAGCGGCCGGAGCGTCACAGGCGGTACTGACTACCGGAAGCGGATTTACACCTACAAATACTTTTTCAGGAACCAGGGCGGCGGTGTCGAGCGTGCCCAGTCCAGCTGGAGTTACTGGGACTTCGCCGGGGTAGACGAGATCCTCCAGGTGCTGTGCGTCCGTGAGGATTTGTACTTACTGATGCGCTATGGCGACAACGTTTATCTAGAGCGGATGTCTGTGAAAGACAGGCAGGAGGAGACCGCCAGCGTCGCCCCTTACGCGATGTTGCTTGACCGTCGCTCAGACACCACAGACGACACCCCGGAGGACGTTCGGCTGGCAGCCGGCACCTACGACAAGCAGACAAACACCACTACCTTCACGCTGCCCTATACGGCCACTGCGAAAACGCAGATCTGGACCATGTGGGACATGACCGATGAAGACACCACTGGCCCAGTGCTGATTGGTGAAACAGAGGACGGGACTGAGGTCACCGGTAAGGGTGATTTCTCTGACGTTGAGTGTGTCTGCGGTGAGCCTTACGAGTTCCGCTATCGGTTTACCAAGTTCAAGATGACTCGGGAGATTGGTGGTGGCAAAGCCGCGGCCAATGCAATGCGGACTCAGGTTCGGACTGCAAAGCTCCGGTATCACGAGACCGGCTACTTCAAGGTCATGGTGATGCCTGAGTACCGGGACAACGGGGAATACGTTTACGACGGCACTGTTTCTGGCGTCAGGAATGCAGCGATTGGATCGCCTGCTCTGGGCGATATGAACTCCGACAGTGTTCGATATTTCGAGGGTGTATTCAATATTCCTATTTACGGGCAGGGCGAGCAGATACTTGTTGAAATACGGAGTGACCGGCCAATACCTTGCAAGTTCTCCACTTGTGAATGGGTTGCGCTTGTCTCTACCAGAGCGAGGGCATTGCAATGAAGTGGGCTCAGACAACAGAGCACCATGCTTTTTTTGTTGCCGAGAACCTGAGGGAGGAAGACAAGACAGAAGTGTGGCTTAGCCATCGCATGAGCCCGCTAGAAGCGGTGATGCTCAGCTATACGGAGAGCGATTTGTGCCGCACCATCGTGTCTGACGATGGCGAGCCGCTGGCTTTGACGGGACTCGTGGGCAATAGGATCTGGCTTCTGGGCACAGAAAAGTTGACGGCAACACGCCAAAGACGTTTGCAACTGTGCAAAGAAGGGCGAGGATGGGTTGAGACATGCCTAGAAGCTGCAGGAATGGCCATCGGCAATGACGTTTACGCGAAGAACACTCGCAGCGTTCGATGGCTGAAGCACCTTGGCTTCAATGTCGCTAGCCCCCGTCCGCTTGGTGAAAGCGGCGCTCTGTTTTCTGAGTTCTGGAGGGCTAGCTAATGGAACCAATGACAATGGCCCTCATCTCTGGGGGCCTTCAGGCCGCGCAGGGAGCACTTCAGGCAGGGGTTAGTCAGTCAGCTGCTCGGCAGAAGTACGCCAGCGACCTTGCTTTTCAGAGCGCTAACAACCGTTTCTCTACTTGGCAGGCAGGCTTCAATGCCAAGGTCCAAGACGTAAATAAGCAGCACAAGTATTGGCAGGAGACTGTCAATTACAACCAAAGCCAGATCTTCGCCAACTCCCAGCGCAATGTGGAGTTGATGAAGGAGGCCGAGCAGGCCCGCGTTGTGTTCGAGACACGAGCCAACGCTGGTGCTGCTTATGCGCTGGATTCCACTGCATTGAGCGATGGCTACCGCGAGGCAGAGATGGCCGCGGCGGTTGCCCAGCAGCAGTACACCTGGCGGGCGCTGCAGGCGCGAGCTTCTGTCCAAGCAATGGGTCAGGAGGGCAACAGCGTTGACCGGATGGTCAATGACTACGCCAGGCAGCTGGGTGACCAGATGGTGCTGGAGGAGATCAACAGCGGCATCCGTGATCGTCAGTACACCCGCGCCCAGGCAGGGCAGGTGGCGCAGTACATGAGCCGCTGGAACAGCCAGACCTTCTACAACAAGACCCCGGTGATTGATCCGGTGATGCCGTTCGCGCCATTACCGACGTTGATCACACCACCACCACCGAGCAGGACTGGGGCACCACCGAGCAACGCTGCGTTTGCTGCACAGATTGGAAGCTCGCTACTTGGTGGCTTGGCGCAGGGATACAGCACTTACGGAACGATGAATGCGCTGAAGAAGCCAAGCAGCAAGGCCGGCCCTGGCACCCCTGGTGCTGGCGGTGGCGGCGGTAGTGCTGCCCTGCTTTATCAACTCCTCAACCCTGTCACTTCTTAAGCCATGGCTGAGCGTCTATTTCGTGGTCAGATCCAGCCACAGGCTCGGCCGTTAGGGGCTTTCGTCCAGCCATCACGGAACAATGTTCCGGGTGCGCCTGACCAGCCACGACTGCCTGGCGTCTCGCAGATTGCGACGTTGCAGCAGGCGGGCACCAGCGGTGTTGCTGGGTTCAACCAGATGCAGCAGTTGGCTGATGCGCTGAAGCCATTGGGCAAGAACTTGCAGCGGACTGTTGACCGCGGCATGCGTCAATACGCCATCGGGGGCATCGAGTCTGGCTATTACGACGAGCTCAAGAACGAGACAGTCCGCGCCAAGTTGCGGATGCAGGAGAACGCTGAGGACGGCGCGGCTGATGCCGCCACCACCATCACGCAGCTGGAGAAGGTAGATCCAATTGCCGCATCACTTGCCAGGGAAGCCAATCCCTGGAAGCTGATCGGCCGTAGGCGTGCTGCTGCGCAGCTTGCTGCTGGGCAGGTGTCGTCACGGTTCACCGCTTATCTCGCTGAGAACGCCGGGTCACTGGGTGACATGCAGCCAGGCAGTCCTGAGCTGATGGCTACCAAGGCTGAGATCACCCAGGGGGTACTGAAGGATTACGGACTCAGTGGTGATGAGCTGGAGTCCACTTATTACGTTTCGCCGCAGATCAACAAGAGCTGGGATCAGTTCACCCAGAAGCAAGGCGAGCTGTACACCGCCCAGGTTTACGACACCCAGGTTGCGATGTCGGGCCAGCAGGTCAACGCAGCCATCACCATCGGGTCACGCGAAGGGATCGTGTTGCCAACAGGCGAGAGGGTCATGCCTGGTGACCCAAGGTTTGCGCCTTCGCTAGGGATGCAGATCACGCAGAACATTGACAAGAACCTGTCGCTGCTGGGTGGCAAGGACAGGCGTAATGCCTGGGAGGCGATGAAGAAGAACCTGGCTTATTGGTACGACGCAGGGATTCCTGGCGTTAAGCAGGCAATTCAGAACGTCAGGCTTGGCAATCCATCAATGGAGTGGGACAAGCGCCCGCTGTGGATTCAGTCCAACCCGATGGAGTTGGTGGAGATGCGCAACTCGGCGATCGAGATAAGGAGTGGGAACTATGAAGCGACGCAGGGTGTCTACAAGCAGAACCTTGACAGGCTCTGGCAGGAGAAGGTGCTCACTCCTGGGTATGCGTTTGATTCGCCGGAGTATCGCCAGGCAGCAGCGGCGGTTGAAGAGGAAGCAAACAAGATGGGTTATCGGGATGGCGCTGGCTATGTCAGTGGCCGGATGACAGAGGACCAGCAGGTTGTCGAAGGAAGCCGCTTGGGGGCACCAACTTTTGAGCAGAAAACTGAGTTTGAAGAAGGGATTCGCGGATTAACTCCTGAGGAGTTTGAGAGCGCTGGTGATCTCTCGGAGCTTTACGGGCTTGCCAGGCAGATGGCAAGGCGTGAGCCAACAGAGGAGTTACGGATCCAGGCTTACGACCGTTACACCAAGCTGATTCGCGAGAAGCAGGAACAGTTCGAGGGGCTGCCAGCCAATTCGAGCATGAAGTCTTCTGTCACTCAGGCAGTGAAGACTGACCTTGCGCAGGAGGGCATTTCTTCGCTGAAGGGCACGATGACCTGGCAGGGCCAATTTGGCACTTGGGGAACAGCTAACGGCACCCAAGAGACAGCAAGTGAGCAGCGTTATAGGCAGTTTGCGGAGACTGCTCGCCGCCTTCACCGGGCTGAGTATTTCAGCCAGCTGCAGGCGTGGAGGTCGAAGCCCGAGAACAGGGGGCTGGCTGTTTCGCCTGCTGATGAAGCGGTGATCTTGGAGAACTCTGCTGCGGCAGTTCGCAAATCAGAGGAGTACAAGGCGGCCGTCAACATTGCCAAGGGCCTGAAGCCAGATGGTGGCAAGAAGGATCCGCCGCCAGCGCCTGTCAATCAGGACGCATCACAGGGTCCAGTGCCCAGGGCAGCTGCCAGCTCAATCACGGCTCAGCAGGCCGGTCGATACAAGGACTTCTCAGTGATGAAGCCCAAGTGGATTCACTCTGAACTGAAGTCGTTGAAGGATGAGGCGGGCCTCAGCAAAGAACTGCAGGGCCTGGCCGAACAGGTGAATGTGCCTCCCGAGCGTTATCTGATTGAGCAGCTCAAGTTTTATCCACAGCTGGATCCCACTGGGGCATGGCGGGAATACCTGGAGTACCAGCTGAAGCAGCAGAAGTCAGGCAGTACAGCAGCAATCCCCTACGGCAGTGAGTCATCCACCCCAAGGAGTCCCGGCTCCTGGATGACAGCAATGGTCATGCCGGTTCAAACCATCTCGTAAGCGCCATGGAAGCACCGCAAATCCCTTTTCTCGCAGACCTCAGCGAGGAGGAACTGGATGGGCTGGACCAGATGCAGCCGATTGAGTTCGCGTATCCAAAGGACAACGGTCCTATTCAGCAAGGGATACCGAGCACTGATCTGACGGACCAGTTGCGAACTGCAGTCGGCAACCAGCTGGGGCCGGTGCCCAAGGCAGAGCTGGATGCGATGTCACCGAGCCAGCTGCGTGCGCTGAAGAACCAGCGCTTTGAGGAGGCTGCTGGCTGGGCTAAGCCACTGGCGCAGTTTTACAACGTGATCACTTCCCCGGCGGCAGTCGAGGGCATGGTGATCGGCATCCCTAATGCGGTGTCGAAGCTGGCAAACGCTTCGATGGACGCGGCTGCTGAGCGACTGACCGGCAAGCCATGGGATAACGAGCCTGCCTGGCAGATCCCGCAGGACCCCCTGAAGCGTCTTAATCCCTATCGAGAGGGAGACATGGGCGACACACCTGCTGATCGACCTGGCTTTGAGTTTGGTGCTGAGGCAACAGGCGAGGTGGCTGGTGTGTTCACCGGTCAGACGCTGATCAAGAACCTCAAGCGTGTGCCGCAGCTGGTCAACCTGGCCAACAAGGTGAAGCAGCAACAGCAGGTCAGGCGGCTGGCAGTTGCAGCGCAAGGCAACAACACCCTGCGGCGTGGGATCAACCGTGCACGGTTTGGCGGTGAAGCGTTTGTCGATACGACTATTGCCTCGTTGTTCCAGGACGCTGAGTTCGGCAACGTGTCCGATCTGTTCGGCCCAAACCCTCTGTCCACCAGTGAGGACAACAGCTATTTCGAGAACCTGCGGAACAAGCAGATTGCTGATGGCATCCTCACGCCACTGGCGCTGATCGGCGCTGGCCAGCTGACTCCATGGACACGCCGCTTGGCTGACGGTGATCTGGCCTTTGGGTTGGACGAACTGGCCAAGGTTGAGCTTGAGCCTTATGTGCCACGCAGGATCACCCAGCCGCTACTGCCACCCGGTGCAGTTGACGAGGGCTTTGACTCAGCGATTGACCGCAGCACTTCTGCGAACTTGCAGGTGCAGCAGGTGCAGTCCCAGCGGGCTCGCCTGAACACGATGTTCCCTGGCCTTAAAACCTTTGAAGGTGGAGAGGGTCAGTTCTCGCTGGACATCACTGGTGCTGGCGGTGCGTTCCGCGAGGACGGTGCCCCGCTGCCCCGCGTCGAGAATCCTGACGGTGAGGGCACGATTGTCAGCGGCCCAGAGATGGAGTTCAGGCAGTCACCCAAACAGATGAAGTTGGACCTGACTTCATTTGAGGATGCACCTGATCCGCGGCCAGAGCTGAGCACATTTCTTGCTGAGCTGGACGAGCTGGATGATTTCCAGCTGAAGGAGATGCTGCCCAAGGTCAGCCAAGAGGACAAGCTGCAGGCGCGGCAGGTAGAGCTGGAGGCCACTGAGGCGCAGCTTGCTGCACAGCGAGAAAGGATTGCTGAGATCAACGAGCGTGGCCAGCTGCCTGAAGGGACAAAACGGCGGATGACTCCTGATGGGGTGAAGCGCGAGACGAAAAAGGTTGAACGGAAGATGGAGGAACTGCAGGCCACGCTGCTGCGGTTGCAGGCACCAGAGGTTGAGTCGATCCTGGTTGGCGATCAGCTGCAGTTGGCAATGCAGCAGAGCTTGGACCTCACTGCCCCTGACATCGAGCTGCCAGCGATGAAGCAGTTTGTGTGGGACGAGGCGAAAGAGCGCTGGGTGCAACCAGAGATGGTTGACGTTGAAACCTATCGGGGTGGCCACGAATCGCCCGAGGCTTATCGCGAGGCAATCTCTGGCTGGAACCGTGACCTTCTCCGCAAGATGGCGTCACCAACCGAGAGCCCAGAAATCGCAGCAGTCCTGAAGGCTCGGACTGGCCGCCGTGTCTGGAACGCCAAGAAGGAGGACATCGTTAATGCAATGGTCGAGGTGGCAGCTCGCAGTAACACCTATGTCGAAACGGTGCCTGCCCCGCCTCGCCCAGCACCTGAGCAGCTGCCGCTTGAGGGACTACAGCAAAGCCTGGATGTAACTCCTGATCCTGAGTTCCCTGGTGGCCGCGGCATGGATGCCGAGACCCGCGAGTCAATCAAGCAGAGGATTCTGCAGGCTGCGATCGACAACGGTGAGGTGCAGATCGATGTCACGCCTATTCCCGACAAGCTGCCTGCCACTGAGTTCGACCAAGGCCGACTGCTGGATGAGTTGTTTGACGATCAGCTGGAGTTGATCAAGTTCGCAAACGACGAGACGCCTACATACAAGGCTGGTGGCAAGAGTGCCGAGTCTCTGCTGGAGGAGGTCCGCCAGCGTTTCGACTGGGCTGAGATGGACGGCGCTGCACAGCAGGCCAACCGTCAGGCCATGTTCCAAAAGAACGGTTGGAATGAATTGACCTGGGAGGAGAAGAAGCGGGCTGGGCTGCTGACCCGTGAGGAGACCGGCTTCTATGTGGGCGAGGCAGGCGAAGTCACTGATGTCACCAGTGATCAACTGTTGGAGTGGACTCCTGACGGTGTTATCCCTGCCAAAGATGCAGCGATTGCCAAGCCAAAGGACAAGCCGAAAAAGAAAAGATCTAAGACCAAGACATCTTCACAGGTGACGAGCGCACGCAAAAATACAGATAACGTCCGCAAGCAGCTGGACGCGATAAACCGTCAACTCGAAAAGGGCACCTGCAATGGCTGATTGTTCTGACCTGAATGCCCGTAAGAGAGAGCTAGAGGAGAAGCTGGCCGCGGCGGAAAAAGTGCAGCGGGCCGTTGAGGCTGAAGCTGCGCTGGACAATCAAACCACCAGTGGGAACTTCAGGACGTTCTCAATGGTTGATGGCACCAAGGTCCGCATTGATCTTGAGGGTTGGTATGCCAAGGCAGAAGCGGACAACGTGGCGATGGGCGAGGACGCCCTGAAGGAATACGTTCGCGATCAGTTCTCTAAAAATGCCAAGCCCAATGGCAGCAAGAACGAGAACATCAACTATGCCCAGATGGATCCAACAGATGAGAACGTCAATCTGTTGCTTGCCATGGCTGGGCAGAAGCGAGGCAAGACAGAGTTCGGCGAAGAAGTGGCGATGCCCTTCACCAGCGAGGTGGCAAACCAGGCGCTGATTCAGGAGGTTGCGTTGCGCGGCGGTGATGTCACAAACATCGCCAAGGACCTGTCGGCCTACGGCAAGAAGGTGATGCGCCTGCCGGAGATGATGGTGCTGTCCAAGAAGATGAAGCTAGACAGCGCGGCCTATTACGCCGATCTGTTGGACGACGTTGGCGACATGATGGAGAGCTTTGGCTTGTCGCCAGAGGTCAAGCGTCAAGTCGCACGCGCTGGGCAGTGGGCTTATCTGTTTGAGCAGGTTGACGCTGTGATGTCACGGCGGGTTGGCCAGGCTCTGCGGTCCCGCAACTTTGAGATGGCCGCCACCCGTTGGGATGAGGCAGCCAACGGCGTCAAGTTCGATGACATCGAGCTGCTGGATTTGGACAAGCTGAAGCCTGGCTCTCTAGCTGCACAGGTGCTGGAAGCTATTGAGTCCGGCAATGCCAAGGAGTTGAAGGATCTTGCTAGGGCCAAGCGCGTTGGTGCCTTGAACGACGTGGGCATGAACGAGGGCAACGTCATGACCCAAGTGCGGATGCTCAACACACTGCGCAAGGACAACATGTTCCTTAGCCCGAGCACCTGGATTCAGCGCAACGTGGTGGCTGGCGCTCTTGTGAATTTCTCCAATGGGATGGAGGACTTTTACCGCACAGCTTTCAAGACCAAGGACGTGGGCTTTGCCTACCAGGCATCGACTGTTGCGTTTGCCCGGATGCAGTCCGGCATGGGTGCTGCCTTTGGTAATGCCTTTGAAGCGCTGATGACAGGCAAGGCGACGTTTACCCAGGCAGGACTCAAGGAAGGCGTTGACCCCAACTCGCTGATCAACCGCAAGCGCAACACAATTCAAATGCTGCAGGAGACCAAGAAGCAAATCAACGAGTCCTGGACTGGCTTGTTCGATGATCCGGTTGAGGCTGTTGCCATTACCCCACCTGCTGCGCTCAACCTGATGAGCCTGTCGGCCCGTTATGTGCTGGGCCAGATGACTGAGCGATTGACGGGCAGCACTGCTGGTTACATGCCTGGCTTCTCACTGCTGCAGGCCGGCGATGAAGTGACCAGGAAGATGGGATTTGACTGGAAGGTTGGACTTGATAGCTATGTAAATGCCGGCGACGAGTGGGACAAGCTGGCAACCAAGCCAGGCGGTGTGTCGAAGGCTGAGTGGATGGCCGCCCGCAGCAATGAGCGAGCTGATGCTGCAGTGTTTGACGGTCTGATGACTGACGACGAGCTGACCAGGCTGCGCCGCCGGGCTGGTGCAACGCAGTACGGCGACATGAGCAACGAGGCATTGCGCCTCAAGATCTTCAACGACCAAAACGGTCTGCCCAACCCTGGCACCAGAGAGGGTGCGGCTGGTTTGCAGCGAGGGATGGAGGCCACCTTTACCCAGAAGATCAAGGATCCGCTTGGCGTAGGCGTTCAGACGGCTAGGCAAAACCCGCTGGTTGGCTGGGTGATTCCTGTTTTCCAGACGCCTTACAACGGCTTGAAGTGGTTGCTTGAGCGTGACGCTTACATCGCGTTGCCAAAGCAGTTGATCATGGAGGTCCGCCAGAAAGCTGGCAAGGATGGCAGCAAGCCATTCACTGCTGATGAGTTAGCTGACGCCAGGGCCAAGACGGTGACAGCCATGTTCATCTCAGCCACCACCTACGGGCTGTGGCAGACAGGTGTGTTCAGTGATGGCGGCAGCTTTAACCCTGATCAGCGCAAGCGTGAAGGCGCAACGATCCCGCCTTACTCGTTCTCCGTTGGCGGCACTGGGCTGCACATGCTGATGTCAAAGCTCAACTTCTCTGGCAGATCAATTGACCTTGTTGACCTGATGGGGCTGCAGGCAGATATGCATCGTGCTGTTCACGAGAACGTGATAAGTGAGCAGGACTTCAACGGTTTGATGTCTGGCATCACTCAGTCTTATGCCCGAATCCTGGACAGCAAGCAGTCACTCAGTGGGGTGATGGAACTGTTGAATGGCTTGGCTCGTCAAGCGCAAGGCAACAGCGTGAACTGGGCTGAGGTGATGGCGTCGCAGATGAGTGGTGTTCTGCCGCTGTCTGGTTTGCTCAACTCTGGCTCGCGGTCATTGCAGGACCCAAGCCTGATTCAAGAGAGCAGGCGTGAACTCAGCCCAACTGAAATTGCTGCAATTGAAGGAGACGAAAACTGGGGTGTGTTCCAGGAGTTTGCCTCGAAGGTGGCCAGGAACTATCCAGTCCTTGGCACTGCTGGCTATCAGGCGCGCGAGTTCGATTGGCTTGGCCGCAAGCGCAAGCGGGTCTTTGGCATTCCTTACGACGCGGTGGCGCCGTTTGCTCCGATCATCACCAGCGACACACCGCTGGATCGGTGGATGAATGAGCATGGTCTGGGCAGCAAGCCACGGCCTGAGGCCCAGGTTGGTGGTGGCACGCTTCACCCCAGCCTGAAAGGAGGAGCCGCCACCCAGATGACTGTGCCTGAGGAGAACACCTACCGGCAGGAGATGTATTCACTCAAGGGTGAGATACCTGCTGGTGCAATCCTTGGATCATCAGCCGTTATCAGCACAGGGTTTGCTGCCTACAACATTGATCGCTATGTGCAGGGCAACACGATGCTTGAGGCATTGACGTTGCTGAGCAAGGACCCTGACTACAACCTGGATCTGGAGACACCGAACGGCCCGAGCATTGCAACGACCGATCTGCCTTATGCCGAGCAGTCAGTCTCCAACAGGAGCAGCTCATTGAATGACCCGCGCGGTGTCTACAAAGTTTGGGAGGCAGTCGTCACTTATTACGACGAGCAGGCGCTGCAGAACATGGCGCAGCAGCACCCTGACTTTGTGAAGAAAGCGCTGGCTAACGCTGAGCTGAAGGGTGAGCGGATTCGGGAAGATCGTGAGGCCGTAATGGGACTTTCCCCTCAGTAGCAGGCGGCATACACTGAGGGCTGCACCAGTGCAACCCTCTGATGACCTTCGCGACGGACATCTTTGATGGTGATGGATCAGAGACTGAGTTCGAGCTGACGTTTGAATACATCCAGCGCGATCACGTCAAGGTCTTTCGAGTCGCTGAGGACGAGACCGAGACAGAGCTGACGGTTGTCACTGATGGCACTGACCTGGGGGATGATGACTACAAGTGGGAGACCGACGATAAGGTCCAGCTCGGCAAGGCTCCTTCTGCCCAAGAGCAGTGCAAGATTGTCCGCGAGACGCCTGATGACGAGCAGCTAGTTCAGTGGAAAGACGGCAGCTATATCGTCGCCGAGGATCTAAACACCAGTGACAAGCAATGGCTGTATATCGATCAGGAGCAAGACGATCGCATCACAACGCTTGAGGGTTATGTCCCCACGCTGGATGCAGCGGCGATCACGGAAGAGCAGGCAGAGGAAGATCCGACTGACCCGGCCTGGTCTGGTGATGACCGCCTAGCAACTGCCGGTGCCATTGATCGGATCTACTCCAACGTCGTTGGCGATGCCGATGGCTTCCCTGGTGATGGCAACAAGGGCAAGCGCGGCAAGCTCCGCATTGATAACAGCTCAGATCCCCAGAAGATGTTCTGGTGGGATGAGTCGCTAATTACTCCTGCCTGGGTTGAGATTGAAGTTGCGGGGACACCAGGAGCCAAGGGTGACAAAGGCGACAAGGGTGACACGGGTGACACTGGGCCAGCTCCTGGTTTGCAGGATCCAGCCACTGAAGTCAGCAATGTTGATGTCGGAGATGACGGTGAGCCTGGAGCTGCCACCGTCGCAATTGAGCAGGACTCTGACGGCGATCTCAAATTCACCTATGGCATTCCAGTTGGTAAGACCGGAGCGAAAGGAGACAAGGGTGACAAGGGAGATCAAGGCGACCCCGGCACTGGCTCAGGAACTCTCACCGGCATTGATGCTGGCCAAGGGATCACCGTTACTGACGGCGATACAGCTACTCCTACGGTCAGCGCAAACATCGACGGCGACAGCCTGACGCTTGGCGACGATGGCCTGTCAGTTACTACTCCCTACACAGAGCCAACAGAAGAAGGCACCTTTGGCCGGAACAGGAACGCTGATGGTGACTTCAGCTGGGTAGCTGTTGA